AATATTTTGACTGATGGAGAATCTTGTGGTTCTATGTATGGTCATGAGTCTACATATGATGATGATAAAGAAATGATTTTTGCACGACGTTTAGATTCTACTAGTGTTACTCTTCGCGATCGTAACTTGGGTTGTACATACAGCAAACTAGAGTCTTGGGATGAGCAAACAAACGTCTTCATTGAAAACTTAAAGGAGACGCATCCATCTGTTAACATAATTGGTATCCGTCTTCTTGAAGGTGGTGGTGGTCTTGCCAGTTTCTATCGCCGCTATTGCAACGATTCTGTTGATGGACTTGATAAATTGTATAGAGATTGGAAAAAAACTAAATCAGTTATTCTTCCGAATCCTACTTCTTATGATGCTTTGTATGTTATTTCTGGTAAATCTAGTGTGCGTACTGAATTAGAGGAAGAGTCAACACTTGATGTTGATGCTGGTTCTTCTAAAACTCAAGTCCGTGCTGCCTTCAAAAAACTACTGAAGCAAAAGCAAAACAACAAAGATATCTTGAACCACTTCATCAGTCAGATTGCATAGTGTCCACTCTGCCCTCGACTCTGCCCCACTCTGCCCTATACTTACTTCATACGAAACAAACCGATGCCTGCCAAGTCTGATTTAACCACTTCTCAAATTACTTCTTATCTTGCCGAGACCTTTGGTTCTGACATTAATACTGATCACGTTCGTGCTGCAGCAACCTATTTCTCTGTATCATATCCTACTGCCGTCAAGCGTCTCTGTCAGTACAATGTTGCTCGCGGCAAATGGAACCTGACCATTGAAGAAACACGTGACCAGTTGGAAACTCAGTTTCCTGATCAGGAAGAAATGAACCTCATCCCACTTAAAGATAATAGCTTTGTCCCGTTCGGTAACTTTACTGATCTGAAGAAAATTATTTCTTCTCGTCTTTTCTATCCTACATTCATTACTGGTATGTCTGGTAATGGTAAAACTTTCTCTGTAGAGCAAGCGTGTGCTGCTCTAGGACGTGAGTTGATTCGTGTAAACATTACAATCGAAACTGATGAAGATGATCTTATTGGTGGTTTCCGTCTTGTCGATGGGTCAACTGTTTGGCATAACGGACCTGTCATTGAAGCACTCGAACGTGGAGCAATCCTGCTACTCGATGAAGTTGACCTTGCTTCCAACAAAATTCTATGCCTTCAATCCATCCTTGAAGGTAAAGGTGTGTTCCTGAAGAAGACAGGTCGCTATGTGAGACCTGCTGCTGGTTTCAATGTCATTGCTACTGCTAACACCAAGGGTAAGGGTTCTGATGATGGTCGCTTTATTGGTACTAACGTATTGAATGAAGCATTCTTGGAACGCTTTGCTCTCACCTTTGAGCAAGAGTATCCCACTCCCAAAACTGAGACTAAAATTCTTGAAAAAATTGGTGCGAATATTGGGGTGACAGATCCTGAATTCTGTGCTAAACTTGCTGACTGGGCTGACGTTATTCGCAAGACGTTTGCTGATGGTGGCGTGGATGAAATTATTTCTACTCGCCGCTTGTCTCATATCATTCGTGCTTATTCCATTTGGGGCGACCGATACAAGGCAATCAAAGTTTGTGTCAATAGATTTGATGAAGAAACAAAAACTCTCTTCCTTGATGTCTATACCAAACTTGATGAGAAAGTAGAAATGGAGGAAAGCGATGAGAGACCATACTATGACCAGTGAAAACTTTCATGGATACATTGGGCGAGTAGCAATCCTTAAGGATTGTAACCATCGCTCTGGAAAAATAATCAAAGGTGAGGGATTTAAACTTACTATGAAATCTATTGACGGCACGTTATTTGAGTGCTATCATGACAACATCGAATACATCTGGGGTAAATGACCAAATACAATGAAGACGCTCTTATCCAAGAGCTACGTGATTACATTTCTGGAACATATGGACAACACTATTCTGCTGGCAATGATGCCATTCAAACGTTAGATCTAATTGAAGCATGTGGAGACGCTGAGGCATTCTGCCGTAGCAACATCCTCAAGTATGCTTCGCGCTATGATCGTAAAGGCACTGCCCGTCGCGACATTATTAAAATCCTACACTATGCACTTCTGCTACTTCACTTTAGTGACAAGTCTGCTAAAACCGAACCCTATCCACAATGAACAAAGTTATTCTTTCTGAACAGACTCTTCAGGTTCTTAAGAACTATTCCACAATCAATGGTTCTATCCTCATTCGCAAGGGTAATCAACTGAAGACAATCAGCGTCGGAGAGAATGCTCTTGCACAATATTCATGTGAAGAGAGTTTTCCTCAAACGTTCGGTATCTATGATCTCAACCAGTTCCTTGCTGGGTTGACTTTATTCCAGGATCCAATCTTGGAATTCGATAACGATAACTATGTGACTATTCGTAGTCGTGGTCGCTCTGCAAAGTATTTCTTCTCAGATCCTGAGATTACTTTGAAGTCTGCTCCCGAAAAAAATATTAAATTTCCTGGTGGAGACATCGCTTTTAATATCACATGGGAAGACATCACGTCACTACAAAAAGCAGCAGCAGTTTACAATCTAACTGATCTTGTTTTTAAATCCGTAGACAATCAAATTAGTTTGTATCTTCGTGATTCTGAAAACGAAACTAGTAATGATTATTGTCAAACTATTGCTGGGGATACAACTGGTGATTACGAACTGGTTCTCAAAGTGGAACACCTTCGTCTCCAACCAGGAGACTATCATGTTAAAGTGTCTGAGCATCTAGTATCCGAGTGGCGTCACACTCGCTTGGATCTTGTCTATTATATTGCATTGGAATTTGATGACTAAAAAGTTTCTATGGGTTGAGCAGTATCGTCCCCAAAAAATCGATGACTGCATTCTGCCTGACAATCTTAAGAAACCATTTCAAGGATTTGTAGAGCAGGGAGAGATCCCTAATCTGCTTCTCCTGGGGTCTGCAGGCGTCGGTAAGACCACTGTTGCTAAAGCGTTGTGTGAGGAGATTGGTGCCTCTTACATCGTCATTAACGGGTCAGACGAGGGACGTTTCCTGGACACCGTACGTAATCGAGTCAAGCAGTTTGCTTCTACAGTCTCACTAACCTCAGGAGCGCCTCACAAGGTGGTCATCATCGATGAGGCAGACAACACCACCCATGACGTGCAACTCTCCTTACGTGCCTTTGTGGAAGCGTTTCACAGCAACTGCCGTTTCATCTTTACTTGCAACTTCCAAAATAAAATTATTGAACCACTGCACTCACGATGCACAGTTGTAGACTTTCGTATCAATAAGAGTCAGCAACAAAAGTTGCAAGCACAGTTCTTTGGTCGCTTGAAAGAAATCCTTGACGAGAATGAAATTGAGTACGAAGACAAAATTCTTGTTAAACTTATTGGTCGTTACTTTCCTGACTGGCGTCGTTTGATTAATGAAACTCAACGTCATTCAGCATCAGGAAAAATTAACACTGATATCTTAGTTGATATTGCAGACATCAATCTTGATTCTCTATTGGCAGCATTAAAGAATAAAGAGTTTACTACTGTACGTAAGTGGGTCATTGAAAATATTGACAATGATCCAAACATCGTCATGCGTAAAATCTATAATCTTCTATACGAACAAATTAAACCCAAGTACATTCCCGAAGCAGTTTTGATTCTTGCTAGATATCAATACCAGATTGCTTTTGTTGCTGATCAGGAAGTCAATCTTCTTGCTTGCTTGACTGAAGTAATGATGGGATGTGAATTCAAATAATTTATAATTATGGAAATCAGTAAAGCCGATCTCATTCATCACAGAATCCAAGCAGTCCTTCGAGAGAATGATTTTCAGGATGATGATCTTAAATACTTAGGATTCAATGAAGACAAAGGAGAGCATGAGTACAAAATCAATGGACAATATGTCGTCCTTGCATCACAAATCGAAGACTTTGAAGAAGTCGAAAGTGAAGACGACACCTGAAAATGTAGCAGAAGCAAATGAAGCATTGTTTCATGCTACAATGAACCTACCCCATGCTGCTGCTCATTGTGGAATGACAGAGCGTGAAATGAAAATGATCTTTCGTGAATACCTTAA